CGTCTCAACGCCGTGCGGGATGTAGTGGGAATCCAGACCGGCTTCGGCGAACAGCCCAGCAGCGTGCTTGCTGTAGGCGAGAGGATGGTACGCTCGTCGTAGCCGATCGAGGACTTGCGGAGGAATCGTTTCGTGATCCACCGGCGCGTAGGGCAGCCAGAGGAACCCGCCATGTCCGTAGTCTTCGTTCAGCACCCAGATGTCCATGAGCGTGATGACGACGTGCGCGCCCAAGTGGTAGGCGTGCTCCCACACGACATCATTACCCCACACGTCGTCGGCCACGGGGTAGTGCGCGAGGTTGACCGGATTAACATTTGGTATCCCCATGCCAACTGGAAGCTCACAAAGCCCACCCATGATGCCATAGTAGCCGAAGATACCGATCTCTTCGACATTCGGATGCTGCATGAGACGCGGCAGTAAGCTATTGGACTGGACACCATAGCCTGAACCGACATGGGGTGCGTTCGCCTTCCAGAGAATACGCAGCCCGTTCCTCTTCTTCACTGGGATCCTCCTACTAGCACGAAATCATCTTCCGGCTCGGCCAGCGCCGTTAGTGGACTGGCGAGCGTCATCCCCCATTTCCCGAAGAACCACTTTCGATCCGAAGGGCGGCTGCCGCGAGTTGCACCTTCTAGATGGACGGCGCGGGCTTCTGCAACGAAGCGGACGCTGTAGCCTGCTTGGCGCACGCGCAAGCAGAAGTCCAGATCGCCAGCGTCAAGTTTGCAATCTGGATCGTACCAGCCTACTTGTTCGAACACGTCGCGTCTCGTCATCATAAGAGCGCCTGTGACGAACGGCACATCTCTGGATTCGAATGGCTTAGACGGTTCAGGCATGTGCTGGCCGACATGGCCCAGGTTGAGCCGTATCGCCTCGCCACCCATTGCGCTCGACCATGTGAGCCAGCCACCCGCATGCTGGACGAGCCCATTCGGGTAGAGCAGCAATGCACCCGCGACGCCGACCGTTCTGTCTTGGAGCGCGGCTTTCATGGCTGCAAGCGCGCCGGGCTCGACGAAGCAGTCATCGCAGCAGAACGCGACGTAGCCCCCTACCGACGCCGCGATGCCCTGATTGGCGATTGTGCCGGTTGTCCACTCGTGATTGCGGCTGAGTAGGATAAGCTCGTACGACGCTGTGCTGCGAGCAAGGTGCGCGATGGCTCGCTGAGTGCGATCCTGCAACGGATCGACCGTGCTCATAATGACTGAGACGAGATCAGACAGCGGCACGGCTTTTGCTCCTTAGAGTTTTCGAGACGGCATACACAATGTCGCCCAAGTCCTGCTTCGACAGCCACCAGCCAACTGGGATCGAGATCATGTGTGAAGAGAATTCGTCTAGCCCAGGCAGCGGACGGTCGGACGTAGGCAAGCAGTTCTGCCTGTCATTTCTCGTATGGACTTGCGACGTTTGGACGCCTTGCTCGGCCATCTTCCGCTCGAAGTCGGCTGGGTCGTCCACGAGGATGGTGTAGAGCCAGTATGCCGCGCCGGGGTCGTATGGAGCAGTCAGTCCCTCCGGCAGGTGCTCGTTGTAGTAACGAGCATTCGCTCGCTGCTGCTCGACATGCTCAAGCGCGAGGGAGAGGTTTGCCAAACCAATCGTTGCCGCGATATCGTTCATCTGATACTTGAACCCAGGTTCACTTGCTTGCTGCAAGCATCGCATCGCGGTTGAGTCGTTGCGATCCAAGCCGTACCAACGCAGCAGCCGCGCACGCTCTCGCTGGCGATCTGGGACTTTCAACGCACCCCCATCACCAGTCGTCAGGTGCTTAATCGCCTGAAACGACCAGCATATGTAGGTGCCACTAAAGACAGCTACTGGAAGGCTTTTATGGTAGATGTTCTCATACATCGCTCCAAAAGCGTGCGCAGCATCTTCGACGATAGGAATTCCTTTTCCTGCTATTCGGAGAGCCTCGTAGTCACACTGTCTACCCGCCCAATCTGCACAAACAATCGCTTTTGTATGTGGTGTGACTAGTGATGCGACGCTCTCAGGCGCGATGTTGCCCGTTCTTGGATCAACGTCAGCCCAGACGATCTTGCACCTACGCAACGCAAGTGGCATGTTCGTCGCAAGGCACGTCATAGGCGTCGAGATCACTTCGTCGCCCTCACCTAAGCCGATGAGATGATAGGCCATGTCGAGCGCAGACGTACACGAGTTCGTGCAGAGCACAGGGGCGCCCAGTACGTCGGCGAGGGCTTGCTCTAATTCGGCGACGCGGGGGCCTTCGCCGATGTAGCCGGAGTAGAGCGTGTCGTTTACTAACCGGAGTGCTTCAGGTGCCATTGCGACTTTGAATAGAGGGATCACGATAGATGCCCTCCACTTCGAGCGTCGATCCATGCCGCATCTTCTGAAGGAGTAACAACAGCATCTCGGCGAGTGCCATCTTTGGGCGTATAGGACGTATTGCAGATGCCGCCAAATGCCAAGACTCTTGGCAGACGCTCCCAGTCTTCTCGTAGCAATCCGATGATCCAGCTATCGAGGTATCTGCCCGAACGATAGACTGCTTGCCTAAGCGTACCCTCTCGTTGGAACCCTACCCTCTCAGCAGGACCCATGGATGCCAGGTTGTTGATGATGACCTGACCCTCAATCCTATTAGTATTCAGCATCTCGAAGACGAAGTCGACACCAGCCTCCTTCACCGGAAAACTGTAGCCCTTACCCCGATGCTCTTTGAAGACGTGGTGCCCATCCTGAGCAACGCGATTGATCCAATCGATGTGCTGAACAGTGTACAGCCCTACTTTGGCGTTGTCCTTGCTAGTATCGTACGCCGTAAGATAGAGAGCATTAGGGTTCTTCCGTATCGACTCAAACCAATCGAGCTGGTCAGCGTAGTTGAGGAATGCGATCTGGTGAGTGCCGAACCACGATTCGGTTTTCAGATCGAGCAGCAATTCCAGATCCTCGACTGCTACTTTGCGAAGTGCGATGCCGTTCTTGTGGACGTAGAGGAATTCCATCACGCCACCACCTCTTCGACGATCTCCCAAAATCTATCAGTAGCTCCGAGAGATTCATCGATCACGTCATCCACACTCATGCTAGAAGACGGCCAGCCATAGTCCACAGCCGACACATAGCTGAGACAGCCTATCTCGCCGGAGTACGAGACTTCCAGTCCGAGTAAGTACGCAAGCAGGAATGTGAAGCCGAACGGGACTGGTGTTCTCGGGAAATAGATGAACTTGTCGTACTGCCGGAATGTAGGCGCAGCGGCGTCGAGTGCTATCTTGCCACAGCCCCGCACGCGCGCGCTGATCTCGCCAGTGGGAACGGCAAGCCCATACGCATCCACGTCTTGCGATTCCTGCCGAGCCCAGCGGATCATGATATCGTTGCCGTAATCTGGATGCCAAGGCAGACACCAGAGCACGGCGCTTCGACCTTCTAGCTCGACTCTCGCCGGAGCGTAATCGTTCGCCGAGAGCGGGAAGGGGACGATGCTGCTCCGTATCCGCTTAGGTTGATAGAGTCGTACGTACCGCTCGTCGTGTAACGGGCTCGTGAAGATCACTCGCGTCGCAGATTCGATTACTTGATTGCGCCATTGACTCTGCGGCTGCTGCGGCTCCCACCAGTCCTGAACAACATGGACGTGTCGCGGATGCTCGACCAGCCGCTCAAAGACTTGATCGGGATACCGCTTGATGCCGAATGAGATCACCAAATCGGCATCCGCGATATCCTCTGCGTCGATGAAAGATGGAGGGATGACGTGGATATCTATGTCGGCAGGCGCGGCGCGCAGGAAACGTTCGATAGCAAGCTCCTCTTCGCCCTGACGCTCTTCGTATGAGAAGTCTCGCAGCACAACTGCGTGTCGCGCTCCATGCTCTGCCATTGGGATCCTCCTTGTGGCACTAGACGCTGCTCAGAATGGCTCCTCGCGCCCGATAAGCGTACACGAGATCGTGCCGCCGTTGGCGAGCGTCTTGAAGCCTAGTACGGCATCCAGGTCTGCATAGAGACCCTTATCGCCGAAATCGATATCGTCGGTGACTGCTGCACCAGCCGCGACACCGAAGTAGCCGATGGTGCCTGCTGCGGCTGCTGTCCCATTCGTGACGGCGACGGTCAGCGCCGTCCCAGCCGTCTCTCGAATGTTCGAGACCCCCATGAGCCGGACACGCTTTCCAGCCGGAGGATCCCAAACGGCGGCGATGGTCGTCGAGAGCGCGGTGGGCGCAAGCGCCTTGACGTGCGTGCGGCGAAGTCTACTCGCCATCCTCCGGCTCCTCGGCTGCTGCTTCCTCTGTCTCCTCGACCGCTTCGTCCGCGGGCTGCTCAGTGCGAATGACATCGAGTGCTCTACCTACAACCAACGGAATTAGCTCGTCCGGCGAGACGCCTGCTCGCTCACAAAGTAGCAGGTCATCGTCGCCAAGTAAGATGCGGAATTCCCTGAGTCTTGCTCCCATGAAGTTCTCCTCTCTTTACGCCGTGACCGGCGTGCCAGTAACAGCCCCGCCCGCTGGCGCGAAGTACAGCGAGTAGACCGTCCCGTCGCTATGCCGAAATGCGAGACATGGCGTCCCGGCGGTATTGGCTCGGATGGCGAGAGCGCCTGCTACTCCTCCCAGCGCCGCTGTCCCGATGACTGCCGTAGAAGCATTTACCGCAAGCGTATCCCCGGACTTCGGCCCGATAACATTTGCTCCGGCGCGCAGCAGGCCACTGTCAGCATTCGCGCCGATGGTCACGCTGTCGGCGATATGCGCTCGTCGTCTGATTTTCTCAATGCCCATGCAACATCCTCCTTCTGTTAGAGTGAGACGCGAACGCCCCCTGGGCTGATCTCTTCCAGTTTCGGCTCGGCTGGCGCACCCTCTCGCTCCAAATCCCAATCGCCACCGTCGTCGCTATCAGGATCGCCACTGATGTCGCCGGTACGGGGCGACGGCCTGTGGCCGGACTTGACGCCAGTGTCGAGATCAACTGTGGCGAGATCGTGCCGTGCGTAGCTCAGATGTGATTGGTAGGGGCCAGCGAGCACGGTGCCAAGGAAGACCAGGCCGCACGACTGGCATTGCTCAACATCTTCCTCATCCTTGAGCAGCCGAACGTAGTTGTGCTTCAGCAACAGATCGTCGTTCTTGAGGTACTGCTGCCGGATCACTTGGCCGGGGCGTTCGATCACGAAATCTCCATACTGCTTCATGCGACCGGAGACGACGACCCAGAGCCCACGCCGGTCGAGTGCTTGTGTCTTCGCAGGCTTGCCAGGCTCCGGCGAAGGCTCTGGTGCCGTCTTCCGTCGCGTTGTCTTCACTGCCATTGGCTCATCCTCCTCGCCACCTAGTCCACTACGTCCGCGAAGAAGTATCCTGACTTCGACTCAGTGATCTTCTGGTCGATGTAGCTGTGCGCTTCCAGGACATCCTTGCGCTCCGGCTCCATGCGGTACTTCCTCATGAACTGGAGCTGCCCGCCAGTCAGCGGACGCCAGTAGAATGAGATGCCCGCTGTCGGAGTCATCAGCCCCGGCGTTGGCGTCGCAAAGAGCAGCAGCGCGTCGTCGTCGATGACTCTTGCCATCGTGAGCGCAGCGCCTTCCGCGCTGGAACGGTACGACGCTCGCGCCACGAGCACCTCGTCGATCTCAAGAATCTGCGCGAGCAGTTGCCGCTGCACGAGCGCGGGCTGCGCGGTCGTTGCGCCGCCCTTGATGCGGTCAACAAGGTCGGGGTGGTGCTTCAGCCGCCGCCACACGATTGCGCCCATGACGAGTTTGTTCGGGCGGTCGCCGGTGTCGGCTTCTACCTGATCCAGACCATCTTCCAGATCGGTGAACGGGTCTGAGCCTCCGTAATCAGACCACTTGGCCGAGACGGTCTTGTCCGTCCCCCACTTAGAAATCACCATGAAATCGGCAGAGAACGCGCGCTCACGTCGGATCATCTGAATCTGGGTTGCCAGGAGCGTCGCTTCGTTGTCGAGCTGGAACACCGCATCGGCGTTCGAGCGAATCTCGTCCGGGATCTCGACGCCCACGGCGAAGTTATCGCAGCGGAACGAGTTGCTCGTGTCGATAGTGTATCCAGCAACCGGCGCTCTCGTACCAGGCGCCCTCAGCAGATGACGCATCGCCTGCTCATCCTCTGCGCCCTGGAAGAAGTCGCCTCGCGTGTACACCGCGTACACATCTGATTGCTTGTCCACGCCAACAAGCGGGAAGCACTTATCGGCGACGTAGTGCTCCAACTTGTTCATGTGCGCGATACTGATCTCGGTCAGCAGCGCATTGACGTGCACATCCCCTACGTCTGGCTGTGGCATCTGTCGTTACCTCCTTCCTTGCTCTAGCTTACGTTCGGAACTGCGCGGGTGCCGTGACGACGACTTCGAACAGCACCGCGCTGGCCGCTGCGGGCGTCAGGGCGTAACCGATGATCTCATCATCTTCGGTTGTGGTTGGCGACCCGCGGCCTCCTGCGACAGCTATGATTGCGTCGCGCTCGGCCACGGCTGCGCCCGCTTCGAGCTTGACAACGCTGCCATTGATCGCCACCTCACCAGCACGATCAATGGCATTGGGCTTGTTCAGGAGCACTCCTACATACGCCGTTGCACCATCGACTGCGGCGACAAGCCTCCCGGCGTCGTCGATGGTCATAATGCGATGCTGGTTGCTCGACAAATCTGCGCTCGCTGGTAGCGTGATCGAACGAATCAACCTGTTCAGTGCCATCTACTCGTTCCTCCTTTCCTACACGTTCGCCTTGCGATCGTCCTTGACGTGTGCGTCGTAGGCCGCATACAGCTTCGGGTCTTCCTTGGCGATCTTGGTCAGCGCATCAGCTGGGCTCAGGCTTGGATCGGTTGCTCGAAGCTCGGCGACGCGGCGATCCATCTCCTGGATCGGGCTTGCAGACACCGGCTGGCCCTGCGAGTCCGTGCCAAACTCCGAGAACGTGCCTGCCGCGCGAAGTTGTGAAGCGTGCTCTCGCTCGCCAGCAACATATGCCTTGAACTCCGGCGACGCTTCGCCCTTCGTGTCGGCCAGCGCGGTCATGATCTGCTGCTTGGCAGCCAGATCACCGACCATTGGGTAGACCGGAGAGCCCTCCTTCGCCGCCTTCGCAGACGCTTCATCGCGACCCAAGATGATGTCACGGAAGCGCCGGTCGCGGTCGGCCTGTTCGAGCCCCTGCACGCGCCGCTCAAGCGCCTGCTTGGTCTGACGCTCTTTCTCAAGAGCCCCCTTGAGCGATGTTAGTTCAGCGCCGGTCACGGCGCCTTCTCCAGCGCCAGAGTCCCCAGCGCCCTTGCCCTCACCTTCTCCCTCACTCTCACCCTCACCTTCACCCGTGCCTGCGTCGCCATCGTCAGCCGCCCCCTTGTCATCTTCGGTATCTGAACCTTCTCCGTTACCATTGCCGTTGCCACCCGGATCGTGGCCGAACCGAACGGTAGCCTTGAGCGACGCAGCGAGGCGCGTGAGCAAGCTCCTCTGATCCTTCTCCTCAAGCGTCGTCACGTCGAGGTCTTTGACATCTACAGTCATACCTTCCTCCTTCGTCTTCTTGGTACTCCCCGACCAGTCGTCTGGGAGTAAGTCTGTCCTGCCGAGTGCGTGCGCGCGTTTGGTGATATGCTTCTTCACAGCCTCCTTATTCTTCGCTCGTCCTATCGACTGGATCGCATTGCCGAGATCATCTTTCGTCACGATGGGGTATGACCCATCAGGCATCGCGTGGCCTTTTGCAGCGAGCTTCTTGCGTTCGTCCGGAGAGTAGTCTCGGGCGCGCATCACTTCCCAGACCGTCTTCTTCTGGACTTCTTCGGGCTGGCCGGAGATGACGATCTCTTCGCCTTCGTAGGAGTAATCGACGCGGTAGTGCTGCTCGCCGTTCGAGCAGATGATGGCATAATCGTCGTACAGATCGACGACCCATCCGCCGTACGAGCCACCGAAGACGCCGGGGAACTCGTGGCGAGCAGCGCTCATCACCATCGTCTGCAAGTCGGAATACGAGACGCCTTCTACAGATGACCGTACGACCGGCGTGCGTTCGTCGCCCTCAAGATCGTAAAGGTGCCCCTCGCTGGCGACGAGCGAGCGCAAGCCCTTAAAGAATGGCCTCGTCGTCAGCGCAGCGCCAATCAAGACGTTCTCGAACTCATCGCCGGTAGCCGGGTCTTTCCATTGCTCGTACCATTCCGGGCTGATGTAGCGGTATGAATCCTCTTCGATGAGTTTCTGCCCACGATCCGTCCACTCGACCTCAGCCTCGATGCTGCCGTCGTCGTTCATGTTGAGCTTCTTGATGTACCCGACAGCGCCGGAGAGCTTCGTCTCGTGCTCGGCATCAATAGGGACGTGCTCTTGATATACCTGCGCGTTGAAGTTCTCGACGAACTGCTTGTTCCCCTCTTTGGTGACTTCAATGTCGCCCCACACCGGATGCTTGTACGTGCCGGGCTCGGGAAAGACGTTGATCGTCTCCGGCGGCTCGGCAGCCAACAGTTCGACGAACGAGCGCCCCAACGGGTGCTCTCCTCCAAGTAGACCTGTGAACGTTGTCGAGGCGTTCTTCAACACGCCGTTGGCGTTGCGGAACGCGAAGCTCTCGCAGTTGGAGCCGCCCTTCTTCTGGCATCGAGCATATGCCGAGTTAAACACGCTCACCCACTGCCGCCGCTGCTTCGTATCAAGTTTCTTGACGTTGCTCGGCAGCGACGTGTCGGCTGGCCCAGAATACGGCATGATTGCGCTCTCCTCGTACAAAGAAGCCGCAAGCGGAACACTGGATCATCCACTCGCGGCCAAGTCTCACTACTCGCGTACTAGCACATGCAAATACGCCCTGTCAAGGCGACATTACTACTACCTCCAATCCTCTTCAGCCTACCTGCTCCATCCTCCAGATACGAATCGCTTTCGGCGCGCTGATGCCGAACTCCGCAACGCGAGCCGGTGTGCCGCCATGCGTCGCGTACGCAAGCCGGAGCAGCTTGAACTCCACATCGGGGTGGAGGTCGTAGATCGTCTCGCCCGGCCCCATCTCGACCGTGCCGGGCTGGGCTGCGCCGTTGCGCGCAACGTGTAAGAGCGCACATGCGCCCAGCCAGTCGATGCCCACCAAGCGTACGTCTATCGACATGTCGGACGCAGCAATAGTGATGCCTGTGCCGACCGTGCGCCGCAGCACATACACTAGCCCAGCACCTCGGCTCGGAGATCGCGGAGCGCACCCAACCGCCGCCTAGAGAACCAGCCGAGTGCTGCGGCGTTGTCCTTCATGAAGACTTCTCGCAGGCTCCCGTAGGGGTTGAACGTGCGATCTGCGCCACAACGCAGACACTTGCCGGACACCATACCAGCTATCTGCGCGGATAATCGCCAGCGATGGATACAGCTAAGGGAGCGAGCGGGGCGGGCCGCTCGCTCCCGAGCATCAGCGGAAACGCCGTCCTCTAGCTGGTGGTGAGGGTTGGATTCGAGAACTGCGCTCCGCATCACTCCTAGACCATGCAATGTTTGCAAAACCGTCCTTTGCGCTCGATGATGATTTGAGCGCCCTGTTCGATGGTAACGGAGACCTTCTTCTTCGCATCATCGATGTTACACATCTCTTTCGCCGTTCTGCGATCATGCAATGTGACTGTCCCGCCGACGTAGACATACCTCTTCGCCTTCGGCATCATGCCACCTCCATCTCTACTCTGACCATCCGCCCGGCGCTGCCGCACATCGGACAGATCACCAGACGCTCGACACATGACGCCTGTACGCAATGCCCTTCTGGGCTGCGCTTACATACAAACAGATGGATGTGGCCGAGTGATTTTGATGTAGGCATCAGCGAAACTCTCGTATGATGCGCTCGCGGATGATCTGCCGTACAACTGGACGCTGCTCGCGCATGATATGCCGCATGAAATAGTCCCCCGAGCCCCGACGCCGCTTCTTCCCCTTAGGCCCGCCCAGTGTCGTCCGTTGCCTCGCGCCGGTGACGAACTCCGCGTACTCAACCTCATTGACGATAGAGCGAAGCTCGTGCGACTCGCGTAGCGGTCGCCAGCCCCGCCGGTAGTCACCCGTCTTCACTCGGGACTCGGCTCTAATGACTGTTAACAAATGCCGGGATGCCAGGCCAAGCGCACCGTCGAGCGCCCGGCGCATCCTGCTTGGCGAGAGCCTATCAAGTGCCTGCTTCATGCCATGCTGCCTGACTTCGAGGCCTATTGGGTTAGCCATAGCTCTACACTGTCTTCCTTACAGGCTTCTGCAAAGGCTTTGAGGGCTCACGATCCCGTAAGCAGCAGTAACCTGCTTGACACGTATGACAATGATCGCAACGATGTCCTTCACAAGGGTCTCTACGTGGGCTCATCGCGTATTGTTCGGCCTCCCTGGTGTCGTAGGCGTCTGATGCTGGCGATCTGGCCGGTTCGGCAAGTTGCGGGGCTGGCCGGGCTCGGCCTCGTCATCCGACCGGTTCGTCGTCTTGTTGCCGAGTGCTTTTAGCTGCTCTGCCGCGTCCGGGCTAGGTGGCGGCAAGTTCGCACGCTCATGCACATGCTCAATGACCTCCTGCGTGATATTGATGAGCCCAAGCTCACCAAGCACACGCAAGAACGGCGTCAGCTTGTCGATGTCGAGTTCCCCGGCGTCGCTGTGTGCGATCTTAGGCAACGCTGTGATGTCAGGGAACCCGTTCAATGCAAAGAGCTTCGGGATGAGATACTGGTTGAGTTCGTCTTGGAGCGTATCGAGACGGCCCTTCACGGCAAGATGCCAGAGATCGCGTTGCGAGGTCGAGAGCGCCCACGAGCCAGTGCGCCCCTGACCGAGCGTGAGAAACTGCGCCAGCACGGAGCGCATGATGAGCGTGCTGCATCGAGAGATCGTCTTGTCCGTATCGACGACTTTCTGCCCGGCAGCGCCGATGACCTCGACATCCCACCCCTCGTGCGCTTTCTCGCCGAAGCGTTGGAGCAGGAAATACGTCTGGTCATCCACGCGATAGCGTTCGCCCATATCCCGCGCCTTCGAGAAATCTTGCTCGGTCGCGTTGGCTGGGAGCATGATCTTCAGCACGCCGGTCATGTCGCGCTCCGCGCCAATCACCTCGATCTCCTCAATGTTCGTCTTGATGTAATACGGGCGGTACGCATTGCGGAGCAGGGAGATGCCTTCTGGGTTGTTTTTCTCTCGTGAGGTGCGTACGAGTAGCGCTTTGCTGATGGGGATCAAGATTTGCTGGAACACCGGAGCGCCGCGCTGTACCATCCCCTGTATGCCGCCATGCTCGTCAAAGACCCAGCGGATCAGCGTCTCCTGGCCCCGGAGCGCGATCTTACGCAACCCAATACGGCCATCATTATATCTGGAAGGGGGATCGCCCTCATTGCCGAGCCGCTGTTTGAACACCAGCTCAAAAAACGCCCAACCGAAGGCGTTCGAAGTCATCGCGTCGATGACCCAATCACGCCAGGTGTGGGACATATCGTTGAAGAGGACTTCGCGGACGAACTCGGCAGCGTCCAAGTCTGGCTGCTCCTGGCTGGCTTCTTCGACCGACCAGCGCGAGCCGAGCGCGACGTGCAGAATCGCAAACAAGACTGCGCCGATGTCTGGGTCGTTCCGACGCATCTCGTCATAGACGCGGACGCCACGCAGCCCACGAAGATTAGGATCAAACTCTTCTTGGACTTCACCTGCGAAGCGCCGGAGGCCGGTCGTGCCTACTTCGGCGAACGGCGAGACTTCCGGCATGTCGCCATTCTTCGCAACGCCTGTGAGTGTAGGGTCATTAACGGCCATGTGGCATCACCTCACGAAAGACGTGGTTCATCATGATATGCCAACGGGGCAGCCGCCGAACAGGGAGGGTCGCATCGCAAAGCTGGCAACCGAAGCGCAAACCAGCAGCGCCTGGCAGAGAGACCCAGACATGAAGCAGCGGCTTGTGGCAGGTCAAACAGCTATGTGACGCAAGATAGTCGCCACAATACTTCTGCCCGCAATGCTGACAGTGGTAACTCACGCTACTGGCACGGTGGCGTCAAGGAGATTAGCAGCAACCGTCACCGGCCCCATGACACCTATGTACTGCAACTGCGGGATCTCGGAGGCCGACACCTTGCGGCGCTCGATCCAGTCCGTCAGCCAGACCTGGCCGTCGCCGAGCTTCTTGATCATTACAACCTTCATCTCGTCCTCCTCTGGTGGCGGTGGTGTGGGTGCTGCTGGCGGTCGGAACAGCTCGGCGAGCTTGGCCTTGATGGCGTCGTGGCGGATGCGTCCTGAAGGGCATGCTGTTGGCTCGTCACTCACCCAGCCGTGCTCATAGACCGTGCGCCAGAGCTCGTACGGCTGGAAGCCGTGCTCGGTCTGGAGCCAGTAGTAGAGCCTGACATCCGTAGCAATCTGGAGATCATTGATCGGCGTACCGGCTCGCCCTATATGCTCAACGCCTACTAAGTCGATATTGGCTCGCACCCCGCCGTCGTCGCCTATGTCGCCCGCGTGCCAGCAGTGCGCGGTCACCTCATAATGCTGATAGAGCGCTCCGTCGTCGTCGATGGTGAACTGCCATGAGGCGCGGCGGAGGGCCTCGGTGCGCCCAGCCATGTAGTCGAATATCCACTGCATCCACCCCTCCGCAGAGTGGGGCACGATGCCACGCTTCAGGCCGGACGTGCCGTAGGCGGCGTAACCGACCTTCCATGCGGGGCCGGGCGTCCAGATGGCGAAGGGGCACCGTTCACTTGGCATCGCGCAGTTCCTTACATAAACCTCGCACGGCAAGCGTCAGCAAGTACCGCGCTCGGTCGTTAATCCCGTCCCAACAGCCGATGGCCTGCTTGAGTGCGTGCGCCAACACATCTGCTTGGCTCATTCCGTCCTCGTTGCGATTGTCCGTACGCTCTGGATGCCGCTGTATAGGCCGCTCGCCGCCAAACCAGTCACGATGCCCAAGAAGACAGTCGCCCGGCCAAACTCGTCCGTCCCGACTGTGAAGCCCACGTTCCAGATAACGCCGAAAAGCAGCGACACCAACGGCTCGAACCTCGTGGGTAGCACGGGCTTCAGCACTTGCACGATGGCGGTGATCACAGGCGCTGCTGCAACACCCAGTAGAATCGTACTGTCGTCCATCACTACCCTCCTCTCAGCCTGCCAAGCCGAAGGCTCGTCGGAGCCTCCACCAGAGCGGCGGCTCCTGCAAT